ATTTGGGATTCTTTGACCCCCTCGAGATAAATCGAGCCCCCCGAGGTCACTCATGCCCCTCGCCCTCACCCTTCGAGGCTGTGAAGCGACTGATGAGACCGTCTGCCCATCGGTCGTGTCGTTGCTTTGCCCGCTCTATGGCCAGAGCCTTGGTGCCTTTGCCTTCGGCCTTGTGGATGGCAGCGTGGCATTGGTCGCACAGGCTCTGAAGGTTCTCGTACATGAATGCCCACTTGCGCATCTCTTGCACTGAGTGCGAGTCCTCGATGGGGTGGATGTGGTGCACCTGGTGGGCAGCCGTCACGATTCCCTTCTGCTGGCACAGCTCGCAGAGTGGATTGGCCCGCAGCTTCTGCTCACGCAGCTCTCTCCACTCACGCGAGTTATAGATGGTCTGCTTGTCCTTCGCCTGCCGTGGGTTCCTTGACTTCCAGCTCATACCGTCACCATGTCAATGTATGTGACTGCCAGCTGGCAGTCGTCAATCTCACAGAAGAATTCATTGTCCTTCACTTTCTCCACGGCTTCGCGCTGGTTGTATGCTGCCACATACACATCGGGGGTGTGCTTGGCGGATACCTTGTACAAGTATAAATATTTAGTTTCCATATCTGGCGTTTTCAATAACATCATCCATAAAAAGGTCGAGACAGTTGTTGAACGTCTCACGCAGTATCCCAATATCCACGCCACTCTTCAGGCGTGCAGCGAGTATGATTCCCTGAAGGGCGAAGGATGCCACGCCGATGTATTCGCCAGTCGTAGCATCCGCAGCCTTCAGGTCGCGCAGCATAGCCAAACCATGCTTGCGCCCCATGTCCATTATTTCCTTGTCGGTCATATTCAAACAGAAATTATTATAATTATTATAATTCTTCGTCGAAAGATTTGCTTTCGATTTCTCTCAGCTTCACCTCAACATTGGCACCAACTTCTTTGAGTTTCATCTGTACGACGGTACGCTTCAACTCATAGTCGAGCAGGTTGTTCAACTGGCTTGCAAGTTTCGCCTGTGCGATTGCTTCCTGTGGTGTGGTCTCTTTGGCCTTCAGGCGTTCCATTTCATTGAATAGAAATGCGGCAAGGCTCTTGGTGTTGACGGGTGCTCCCATTCTTACTTCATTTGCCATTTTGCTTTCTTATTTGTATAGTTTATAAATATACGTGACATAGTGCTGTAAACGATTTGAGTTCTATGCACAAGGTTGTAGATGTCTATGTTACGAATGCCGTTAAAATCTTGTTTGGAGAACTTGATGCCCTCATGCTTCAACCGCCATTTAAGGTGACGAATATAAATGCGAAAAATGTCGGCCACGCTTGCACCCCAGATTTTAAAAGGCTTTGTTTCTGATTCCAATATTGTCCGCATAAGGTCGTCAAGTCTGACACCTATCATGTATTTGACATCCGAATCGCTTACATAGAACCAATAGATGGGGTTTTCTGACTCGATGTTTATCTTATCTTCTAATACGCTTTGATAGTCGCGGTGTCGTCTTCCATAATGATGTGGCACATACACGATGTTATAGACGTAATTCCTCAGCATTACACCAGCCATTCCGCTGTACATGTCGCCATTGATGATGGGGTCAAGCATCAGAGGTGCTTCACCTCGGCACATCCGCTTAATATGTCGGTAGTGCATATTAGTTTAATTAGTTAAATTCGTTGTTACCACTCCCCGCCGATAGGCCGGAACCCCATTTCTTTGTCCATATCCTTGCCGCTGTCGAGCTCATCCTGTGCCGTGAGCTTGTCCTCTTCCGTGAAGCGGATGGTCTGCTGACTGTTAGCCAGGCTGTCGGGCGTGCGGTGTTTCTTGCGTTTCGTGCGCTGGCCGTATTCGATGGGCTTGCCGTAGTCGTGATAGTTTCCATAGCCTGGCATCTCTTCGGCATCCGACTGCCGCAGACTCTCCACCTGTTGCGCGTCGCATAGCAGGGTTAAGGTCTCACGGATGGATAGGCTGTCCAGCGATATTCCCACCTGCCGCAGCTGGTTGTATAGTCCCGGCATACTGACCTCGGCAACGCGCTCCAGTATGTCATCCACGCAAGTGGTGTAGGTGGAGTCGCCCATAAATGGTTTGTCTATCATCATCAGACCGAATCCCTTTCGCGGCTGCTTCCCGTCGTGCTGTTGCAACACCAGGATGCACTGAGCCACATCCATCTGAGCATCGACATTTCTGAAGTTGAAGGCATTGCACCACGCGGCATCCATCTTCAGCATATTGAGCAGCGTCTGGAACTCCGGCGCGATGGGGCCGTTGTGCTTTGCCGATTCTACAATGAACTGAAGGCACAAGGCCAGCAGGTGGTTGGCATTGATGTTGTCCCCTCGCGTCTTCGCTATGGCATTAAGCTGGTCGGCCATCCATATCGGGATTTTAACCGAGAGGGTAACGGTGCCGCCCTCTTCCCGTTGTTTCTGATCTCCTATCATTTCGCTATTTCCAAGTTAAATTTGTCATGCAATGCCTTCAGTTTGGGCATATCGGCCACCACTTCTTCAGCGGTCTTATACGTTTTCGAATTATTAATCATTCTGATCACCACGTCGGCAATGTCGGCCTTTTCTCCGTCTTCTGGTTTCCACCATTCGGTCACCGGCTTACAGTCGACCGTCACGCGGTCATAGTGTAGGTTTTCGGCTTTCGCCTTCCATTTTGCAATCCCGTCGCGGTCAGGATAGAGAATGATGTCTCGCTTCTGCTCGATGATGGGCTTCAGCTTCTCGCGGTTCAGGTTCTCCAAACCTCCGCAAGCCATCCACACTTGCCCGGCATGGTTGCCGTAGGCGATGGACATCAGCAGCGCGGTCTTCTCGCTTTCCACTATCTTCACGGTTGCCCTCGGGTAGCGGTTCAGCAGGTGCATGCCGAAGAGCGGCTTCAGTATCTCGTGCTCGTCGGGTTTGCATATCTCGCGGCATCCTTCCTGGTTGTATATCCAGCCAGGGTTGCGTGACTTGTCGCGGTGCCCGTCGGCCTTGTACCGCATCATCTTGGCTGCTCGCGGTATGCCGTTCTGGTCAATCATCCAGAACACCGTGCGCCCGTCTCTCCAACCGCCTATGCAATAGAGCCACAAGGCTACGCTGATGCGGTTCAGCTGTGCGTTGTCCCACTTCACCTCCCACAGCCAGTCGGTGAGGGTGTTCTTCAGCTCCATCGTCCTGCTCACCCATGAGCGCGGTATTTCAAGCACCGGCAACGCTGGAGGTGGCGGTGGCGGTGGTGGTGGTGTGTAGTTCATCGGAATGTTGTCTGTTTCTATAAAGTATTTCTTACCCAACCAGCGGATGGCATCGGGGTATGACAGATGTGCGTAGTTCATCAGGAAGTCAACCACGCCGCCCTTGGCTCCACACGCAAAGCACTTGTAGCAATTCTTCTTCGGGTACACGATGAAGTTGCCGGTGTGCTTATCAGGATGGAACGGGCACAGCGCGGTATATCTCACGCCCGTCTTGTGCAGCGTCAGGAAGTCGCTCGTAACGGACACAATGTCGGCCCTGTCGAGGATGCTTCGGATGATGTCTTCGGGTATTTTCGGCATAATTCAAAACGTATATGTGTGAAGCCATAACGCGCACGCGCGTCGCGCATGTGTGTACGCTTGCCCCTTGCCCCTTGCCCCCGCCCTCCGGGCATTCGGGGGCATGGTGCATGGTGCATGCGGATGCACATGGGTTCAACCAAGGTTTAACCCCACCTACCCCTTTAGGGGTAGAGGGTCGTTGGTTTAGGTCAGAATGGAAGGTCATCGGCTGGTTCCAGCATGTAGGCACCGCCGCTCTTAATGGTCGATTCCTTCAGGTAGTTCATGTTGATGGCAATCGTGAGGTCAATCTGCTGCTTCCCGTCGTTCTTCTGACCTCCTATGGCACCAAACACTTTCTTCTTGATGTCCTTTCTGCTCATCGGGAACTCGTACTGCTTTTCGGCCTCCTTAATCCATGCCTTGATGTCTTCGGGATTGTCGCCCTCTACCTCCTTGCTCTTGCTCGGGAGATTGAAGCCGCTGCCGATAATCTTCGGTATGCCAAGGTTGCCGGAGTCATCGGTCACCTCGAACTTCCAATCATCAAGGTCCTTGCCTCGGGCATCCTGCTGCTTCACGGTAAATGTCACGCCGCTCGCAGTCTTCGACTTGATACTCACCAACGTATCGCTCACCTTGTTGCCCAGCTCTGTGCCCGTCCATCCTCGCATTTTCGTGTCTTCACCGTCGGAGTTAAACCTCGGGTTCTGGTGCAACGCATTCCAAATGCACATGTGCCTTTCCTCGGCCAGCATGGTCATCTCGCTGATTATTTCAACTGCCGTCTGCTCGTCGTTGATGCTCGAGAGCAGGTCGCGGATGCCATCGATGAATACCACGTCTGGGCTGACCATCTCGATGGCGGACTTAATCAGTCGCCAACGGCGGATGTGCGGTTTTTCCTCTTCGTCGCGTGGCATGTTCTTCAGCCATAGCACACTGAATCGCGGGTTAGGCTGCTTCATATCCCAGCCGCAAAGCCAATGAACGCGCCTCAATACCTTGGCCGAGTTAAGTTTCTCCATTTCGGTGTCAACATAGAGCACGCAAGGCTCATGGCCGAGGTATTCGATAGTTCTTTCCGGCACCCGCAGCCCTGGCAGGTACTGCTCGGTGAGCTCACCGCCATTGCCAAGTATCGCGGCCATCAGCTGGGTCAGCACGAACGATTTACCGTTCTTTTTTTGCCCGCTGATGGCCTGAATACCGCCGATGGTACTGAAGGGCACCCCATTGTATTCCAACATGTAGAAAGGCTCCGGATAGTCTTCTCGCGGGTCTAACCAGTATGGCCGCAGCTCCTCCGCTCGTAATTCTTCAGCCGTCTGTGGCTGTGGTAATGTTTCGCTCATAGTCCCATCGGATTAGAACGGCAGATCATCCGCTTTCTGCTGCTGTTGTGCTTCTGGTGCCGGTGCTGCTGGTTCCTCCACCTTCGCAGTAGGTTGTGGCTCATCCGCAACAGCCGATGCCCCAATCTTCTCCACTCCGTCGCAGCGAATCTCATTAAACCAGCGGCCCTGGTACTCATGCGCCTCTATGTGGTAGCGAATCTTTACCTCATCGTTCACTTGCAGGTTCCACTGAGCAATGCGGTCTTCACCAAACATCTTCAGCACCATCTGCGATGCAAAGACCTGATTCGGCCACCAGAAATAATCCAGCACGAACTCTTGCGATTTCCACGAATTACCCGTCCGCGCCGACGTGCCCGTCTGCTCGGGCAGCAATGCCTTAACTTTTCCTTGTATTTCCATTTCTATATATTTTTAAAGTTCTTCATCCTTCACGTTAATCCCAAGGCCGCTCATCGTGATGGCCTTCATGGCCTTTCTGCTCAAAATCAGTTTCCGAAGACTCTCGGCTATATCCTTGTCGGGGTAGCTCTCCAGTTTCCTTATCAGTGCCTTTATGTTGTTCACCAATTCCAGGTGCTTCTCGCGCTCGTCTATCATCTGACGGGCTATGCGGTTGCGGCTGGTTTGAGCCAGCGTCAGCTCCTCCTCCATTCTGCTCAGTTCCTTGATGCACTTGCCGGTCTCATTCCAATTCATCACAGCCACCAGGAAGTCGTCGATGTTCTCCATCGAAAGCTGCTCAGTCATGTTAAGGCCGATGTGAATCATAAAGCCCTTTACCAGGTCGTCCACGTTGAAATACATATACCCATTCTGCCTGTCACCGTCGAAGTTCAGCGCATATCCGTTGGGCAATGTTTGTACAGTTATCTTTTTCATAGTTCCTTATATCTAAATGTGTAGCCTTCTGTGTAAATTCGTTTTTTAGCTTCGCAATAGTTCCTGATGGTCTTAAAGGCCATGCCAGTTGCACGGCTTGCATCGGTAAGGCTTTCCCATTCCTCAACGACGCGCCCGTTCCTGGTAATCTTCACAACGGGCTTGCCATAGTGCTTGCCCTGATCGCCGCCACGCCTTTCAATCAGTTCCAACCCCTGCCGCCTCAGATAGTCCCTTGCGGCCTTGCGTGCTTCGGGCGATTTAACCTGACCGAGAACTTGGTTCACAAATCGGATGTATCTATCCTTGATGCCGAACTCGAACTCAATATCGTCCGTGCTCGTGAATGGATAGAGACACAGGATGGTAGCCAGCAGGTCGACGTGCTCGTCAGCAATGTGAGCACTGTTCGATGGTGGCCTATT